TGAAGAACAAGACATTATTAACAATAATACAAACTTACCCTCCCCGAGCGAGGGTCTTTCTGTTGCCAACCTTCAGGTAAGTGATGACGGTCTAACTCAGGGAGATGGCACGTTTATAAATCGTGTTATAGTAACTTGGAGTGCCGCGACCAACGCATACCTTGATTATTATGAAGTAGAGTGGAAAGCTACGTCAGACAGTGCTTATAACTCTACAACCACAGACACGAACAGTATTGAACTGTCGCCCTTAGTTGATGGGGTGGAATACACTTTCCGTGTTCGTGCGGTTGCAAGTAATGGCTTCAAAGGAACAAAGGTTAGCCTTACATTTACTGCTGGTGGGGACACTACCGCACCGGGAATCCCCTCAAGCGTTTCTGGGTATCCAGGCACTCTATCAAACCTTATAACTTGGACAAACCCTACAGACAGTGACTTCAAGCACACTGAAGTTTACTTTAATACAAGTAATTCATCCTCTGGTGCGACCTTAGCCGGAACCTCGGGGGGGACAGAGTTTACTCATATAGGTCTCTCTGGTGGAACAACCGTTTACTATTGGTTAAAGTCTGTGGATTACTCAAATAACAGGTCTGGGTTTTCTTCTGGAACAGGTGCTATTACAACTTTAGACGCTCCCAGTGATGGCTTGGATGGCTTAAACAATACCACTGTGTTTTTATATAACAAAAGCTCTAGTGCAACTCCCCCGGCACTTTTCAGCGGGACTTTTACTTATACTTTTTCCACTGGGGTATTGAGTGGTGGTACGCTGAATGGGTGGTCTCAAGAACCCCCAACCCTGAGCCAAGGGGATAATTTGTTTGTCTCTCTGGCTACAGCAAGCTCTCGCACGGAAACCGATAGTATTCCGTCAACTGAGTTCAGCACCCCTGAGATTACAAGTATCGCTGGAACTGATGGTCTTCCCGGTGCTAATGGTTATAACACAGCGACAGTTTCCCTTTTGCGCAAGACATCAACGGCCTCGGCTCCATCCGACCCGACCGGGACGTTCACATATACATTCTCTACAGGTCTGTTATCTGGTGGGACATTCAATGGCTGGACTCAAACTGCCCCATCCTTGTCCAAGGGAGAGTATCTGTGGATTATACAAGCGTCAGCGTATTCCAACACCTCAACGGATACTATTGCTGCATCAGAGTTTACAGCGGCATCTATCATAGGCATTGCTGGGGATGATGGTAACGCGGGGGAGACTGGTGACACGGTAGTAACTGGCAAGGTTTATTATCAAATACTTCAATCAAATCAACCAGGCACCCCTTCTGCCAGCAGTTACAATGTATCAACGGCATCATTCTCAGGGCTTACTTCTAATTGGTCGCTAACGCAGCCAAGCGTTGAAATAACTGATACGGCCTTGAGAGAATGGTCATCTAACTTCACAGTGACCATTGACGGGGTAACTTCGGTTCAAACTATTGTGTTCACCGCGCCATCTGGGGCAATCCAAGTTACTGCCGATCTTGAGTCAGATAACTATGTCGCAAATAGTTCTGGTTGGAAATTGGAGCGTGATACGGGTGACATTGAGGTAAACTCAGGTCTTTTCCGTGGCGATATTACGGTCAGAGGCGATATTTCCTTTACTAATGACTCTCACACCAGTGCATTGGTTGGTGGCCCTTTTGGTCACATTGATAGTTCAGGAACCATAAACAGTTATTTAGATGGTGCTGGTCTTTATGTGTTTGTCATGGTTGGCGGTGGTGGTGCTGGTACTCGAAGTGATACAGATGAGACTAGTCATACTGCTGGCGGCGGCGGTGGCGGTGGTTGTGCAATATTTAGCTTTGACTGGGATGGATCAACTACTCTCAGCTTTGCTAGAGGAAGCGGCGGTATTTGGTCAGGTGGAAATGCCTTAGCTGGATCAGCGTCAACTTTCAGTTATGGTGGAAGTATTATTGCTACTGCCGGTGGCGGGGCTGGAGCGCCAAACTACCAAAGCACAGGTACTGCATCTGGAGGTACTGTATCCTTCAACGCAGGTGTTGTAACATTGCTGGCAAACATCGCAAGAACTGGCGGGAGTGCAGCGGTTACTTCAGGTGGTCAAGTCTGTGCTGGTGCTGGTGTCAGCTTCTTTGGAGATAACGGCGGCAATACAACGTCATCACAAAGTGCTAATGTTGGGGGTAGCCCTTATGGTCAGCCTCCTAGCACCTCTGACACAAGGTTAATTATGAATTTAAACCGCACATTCGGCTTCATAGGTGGAGCAGGGGCCGCTACAGGCGATCCACAGGCATCAGTTACCGCTGGCGTAGGAGGTCTGTTCTCTGGCGGAGGCTCTGTCCGGTCTAATGGAAGCGGTGTAGCAGGAAACGGTGGTATAGGCGGCGGCGGCGGCGGCGCTAGATGTGATAGTTCCCGCACTTCTGGTGTTGGTGGCCCCGGTGGTTTGTTTTGGAGTAAGTTATAATGACTATTGTTGAAAGAAGTTGGGTCATTAAGGACGCAGATGATAACGTCATCAACACCTTTGAAGGTGAGGCCAACGATGACTTCATCGGTCAAGAATGGGCTGACGGGACTGTTATTTCTTCTGTTGAGCAGTTGCCTGATGTGACGATAGAAAGCGATGAGCCTTCCCTTTATGATCTTTTGCGTAAAGATAGGGACAAAGCATTAGTTGCTTCTGATTGGACACAGTTCAACGACAGCCCACTAACAGATGCTAAAAGGCAAGAGTGGGCCACCTATCGCCAAGCCCTTCGTGACTTACCAGCGAACACAGATGACCCCGCAAACCCAGTTTGGCCAATTCAGCCTTCCTGATTTACTACTGGAAGCCTTTGTGTTAAATTGCAGGGGCATATGCTAACACAACCTTCGGAGGCCGATCATGGCAACTTTTAATAAGGTGAACGATTTCGTTGCAAACGCCGTTCACAACATGGACTTAGAAAGCGATCAAATCGTTGTAGCTCTGTCCAACACTTCACCAGCTTCAGAGTCCAGCAACCCTGCCACTGACGGCAATGGTGTCCTGGCCAATGTCACACAGATCGCTTACACGAACTTGTCTTCACGCAATGTGACTACATCTTCGTCCACGCAGACTGGCGGCACATACAAGCTGGTCCTCGCTGACATTACGTTGACATCTTCCGGCGGCTCAACAGGCCCGTTCCGCTATGTGTACATCTACAATGACACAGTGGCTACTCCTGCTGACGCCCTGATCGGCTATTATGACTATGGTTCATCCTTGACCCTTAACGATGGCGACAGCTTGACTGTGGATTTCTCTGCCGCGAATGGTGTCCTGCAAATCGCATAAGGTGACTCAATATGGTGACGCTCGCAAACCGAGTTAAAGTTGAGACCTCGACAGGCACCGGGACAATAACTCTCGGTGCCGCAGTCGATGGTTATCAGGCATTTTCAGCTGGCGGCGTTTCCGATGGCGACACTGTTCGCTACACCATTGAGGATGGCGATGCTTGGGAGATTGGCTCAGGGACTTATTCTTCTGGCACTCTCACACGGGTTCTGGATGAAAGCTCGACAGGCTCTCTGCTCAACCTCTCTGGCGATGCTGTTGTCTATGTGACAGCCGCAGGTGAGGACATTCAACAGCCCCCTTCTGAGGGTCCGTTTGTTGATGGCGACAAGACCAAGCTGGACGGCATTGAAGCCACGGCTGACGTAACTGACGCTGGCAATGTGAACCCGTTGGTTGATGCCCACCTGAATATCTCCTCTGCTACCACTGGTGAATACCTTAGCTGGACAGGCTCGGACTACGATTGGGTTGCTGTCTCTGGCTACACCGATGCTGACGTTGACACCCACCTTAACACTGGCACTGCTTCCTCTGGTGAGGTGCTGTCGTGGAACGGTAGCGACTATGATTGGGTTGCCGCTGGTGGTGGCACTGCCCTTGAGTTGTATGCTGAAAACCCGTCTAGCCCTACTGCTCCCTCTGCTACTGGCACGAATGCTGTGGCGATTGGCAATCAAAGTATAGCCGCTGGGACAAACAGCATCGCTCTGGGTAGGTCAAGGGCTGGTAACACAGACTCCTTCGCAACAGCTATAGCCAACAATACGTCAAGCTATGGCGCTACTGGGGCTACCTCGGTGGCTATGGGAGGATTTGCTAAGTCTAGTAATAGCAACTCTATAGCCATTGGAAGAAACTCTCAAGCAACGGGCAGCGGGTCTGTTGCTATTGGGGGGCAAGGTGGAGGTTCAGAACCTATTTCGACTGGCTCTGCCTCTATCGCTATCGGAATTGGAACAAGGGCTGATAGTTCCTTTTCAATGGCGCTGGGCAGTCGTGCGGTTGTGGGTGGCATTCGCGGCAAACAGGCTTGGACTGGCTACGCAATTTCAGGCAATAGTGATGGCGCTTCACAATCTGGGAAGATGGTTCTTGCACGGAATACAACAGATGCAACGCCCTCTGCTTTAACGACATACAGCAACCCATCAACCACCAACCAAGTCATCCTCCCCAACAACAGCGCCTACGCCTTCCACGGCACTATCGTAGCCCGTCAGCAAGCCTCTCAAGGCACTGCATGTGCAGCATGGAAGATCGAAGGGCTGATCCGCAGGGAAGGCTCGGCAGGCACGACTGTGCTGGTCAACAGCGCCACGACTGTCTTGGATAACACACCAGCGTGGGGCATGACGCTCTCAGCAGATACAACGAACGGTGGCTTGAAGATCGAAGTCACTGGTGCAGCGGCTACCAACATTCGGTGGGTCGCCACCGTCCACACCAGCGAGGTTACATACTAATGGCTATTCAACTCGACCTGACTGACAGTCAATATGGCACACCTTTCTCTGGTGCTTACTTCCGTATCGTCACTGCTGCGGTATCCCGTATGCGTGAGGGCGGACCCAAGTTCACCGTGATGATTGATGTCGCTGGCTACGCTACAGCTACACCTGACGATGATACTCGTGAGGTAGACTTCCGCCGCTACCACGCTGACTTGGCTGACGTAGAAGCATCTGCTGGTGCTACATTCCTCGACAAGTGCTACACTTGGGTAATGACACAGGACGACATGAATGGGAGCGTTGCAGTATAATGAGCATTGTCATCGACTACACAAAGGGCTTCTTTGAGCCATCACCTGCTGGTGAAACAGTCGGTGACATCACGTCTAGCACCCTCGACCTGTCCACGGGCAACGTCTTCTCGGACGCCCCTGCTGCCAACGTGACCTATGTGTTCAGCAACCCGCCTGCCACTGGCACTGCCTACGGCTTCACGCTCAAGGTCACGCCCTCTGCCACCGTGACGATCACTTGGCCTGCCTCGGTTGACTGGCCCGCTGGAACGGCTCCTACGGCCCCTGCGAGTGGCGAGACGGATGTGTTTGTGTTCTACACCCAAGATGGCGGCACGACCTACTACGGCTTCGTTGCTGGTGAGGCTATGGCATGAGTATTGCACGGAGGCTGATGGGTGTGACGAAGGGTGTCGAAAACCTACTATTAAACTCGAATCCTTTTTCAGGAACATCAAACTGGGTCGGTGTTAATGCTTCGCTGTCGGAAAGTGGTGGGGTTTTAGCCGTAAACGATAATGGGGCGTTTGGTGCCGGGCAACAAGCAGTGGCTGTCACTCCCGGTGCTTCCTATAGACTCTCTGGAATAATTTATACGGACGGCACTGCAGGTCAAATCGCTGTATTGGGCATAAAGCAGGGAGATAGGGAAAATATAGCCGAGTTGTCTGATCTTCAAGACCCAACACCTGGTTATCAGGGAACAGCGCCTTTTGCAGCCAGCTTTGAGTTTACAGCTACTCAAAGTTTTGTAACAGTTAAGCTAGTTTCAGTTAGTGATAATATCTCGTATTTTGAGAATGTAACGCTAACCCCCACATAAAGGAAACCAAATGCACCTAAAACTCACAAACGGCACCCCAGCCAAATACACACTGGGACAACTGCGCCGTGATAATCCGCACACCAGCTTCCCCAAGCTGATCCCTGATGACGTGCTGGCAAGCTATGACGTGTACCCATACACACGTCCTGTTGCACCTGAATATGACAGCCTTACACATAGGCTGACGGAGGGTGCTTTTGAGCAAGTCGATGGTGGTTGGGTGTTGCCCTATGTGATCGAGCAGCAACTGATTGAGCAAGCAGAACACAACATCCGATCCCGCCGTGATGGACTGCTGCAAGAGACTGATTGGATCGTCATCAAGTCTTATGAACGTGGCCAGAACATTCCTGCTGAATGGGAACTGTATCGACAGGCACTTCGTGATATAACAGAACAAGCAGGCTTCCCATATGAAGTCACATGGCCAACGAAACCGTAGGAGTAACCGATGCTTGGCTTTGCACCACTAGCCTCGACAGCACTAGCCGACGACATAGGCTTCGCAGCTTACGATTTAGTCGCTGATGCGGGGTCATTTGTTGCGACAGGTCAAGATGCAAATTTCGCTACTAGCGAAATCATCGGCACAGGTGTGTTTACTTGCACGGCTCAAGATGCTGGCCTATTTCTCACCAAGGTTGCTGATGCCGGATCGTTTTCAGCCACTGGGCAGGACGTTGGCTTTAGGTTTGACGCCAAGGTCATCGCGCAACAGGGTACGTTCCTGATCTCAGCACAGCAGGTTACAGACAGCACTCGCAAGGTTGCTGCGGTCGGCCAATTTGCGCTGGAGGGCCAGACAAGCGGCCTGAACTACCCGATGGCCGCTGACAATGCGAGCTTTTCCATCACTGGCCAGGTCAGCGTGTTCGGCGTTACAATGCTTGCTGGCAATGGCGCACTGGCGCTGGCAGGTCAGGCTGCGAACACAAACACAAGCATAGCTTCTGACAACGGCTCGTTTGCGGTCACTGGTCAGGAAGCAAACCTTTTGCCAGTTGTCATTCTAAATGTTGATGCTGGTATATTCACCCTCACAGGTCAGCAAAATGATCTGACCCGCAACTATGCCTTCGCCGTTGATGCTGGCGCATTTACGCTAACTTTCACTGACACTGACACGGCGACAAGCATTAAGGCCGACGCTGGCCAGTTTGCGCTGACGGGGCAAGATGTGGTTCTGAATGTCGGCGAAACCCTCAACGCAGATGATGGCGCATTTGTTGTCACGGGCCAAGACATCAACTTTGATGTCAGCGACAACTTTGTAGCAGAGGCTGGCATCTTCAGCCTCAACACAGAGACCGTTGCGCTGAAGGCTCGCTTCCACATTTACCCTGACGCTGGTAGCTTTGCGCTACAGGGGCAAGACGCTGACTTCATTGAGTCTGAGGTTATCGTTGCCGAAACTGGCAACTTTGCGCTGACAGCAGGTGAAGCACAGTTAATACCAGTGCTGACCCTGCCTGCCGCAGCTGGCACCTTTGCGCTGGCTGGTCAGAACATTGGCATCGGCCAATTCTTCAGGATTGATGGCGTTGGCGTATTTACGCTTGATGGCCAAGATGTCGGTATCAACTCTGGGCGAGCCAGACGTTTTGAATATGCCAACAAAAATACTAAAGCCGTGCTGTCGCAAGCCAACGCAAATAGTGTTATAGTCACTGCAAGTAACAACGAGGCCGCTTAAAATGAGCTTTCAGATCAAAGAAAACGACACAACGCCGTCATTACGAGCGTCTTTGCTTAATGGCAGCGGAGACCCGGTTGACCTTCTGGGGGCGACCTTACGATTTCACATGCGCCCTATAGGTAGCACAGCGGTCTCAATTGACAGCCCAGCATCTATAATTAGTGAGGCTGGTGGGATTGTTCAGTATGATTGGGTTGTGGGAGACACAACTCAAATTGGCTCATATCAGGCTGAATTTGAAGTAACTTATTCCGATGGAAATGTTGAGACATTTCCAAACAATAGTTACATCAGCATCGAAATAAAAGACGATATTGCATAAAGGAGTTTACTAAAATGCAAGACGAAACTCCCTGGCATCTCAACAAGTCAATACCGTTGAGCTTTATACTGGCTATCGTCGGTCAAACTTTGGCGCTGGTTTGGTTTGTTTCTTCTTTAAATAGTGCGATTGATAACAACACGCGGGACTTGATGCGGCATGATGCAAGATTAAACGCGCTGGAGAAAATTGTGCAGTCCCAGGCCGTCACTATGGGCCGTATAGACGAAAACATTAAATCCATCCGGCAGATGATGGAAACCAGCAGACGTCAATAAAATGCTCTGCGCGCTGGCCATTGTGAGCTTCGGACACGCATGGGTGCCGGGCGTAGGCAATCTTGGCAAAAAGCAGGGGAAGTGGTGATGGATAGCAAGGCTATGATGGGTGTGTTATTTGCTGCACTTCTGGCTTTGCTTGGCTGGAATATCTCAACGACCCATGAATTAACGCTGCAAGTGCAGAAACTGGAAATCATACTATTGAGTGATGCTTTCGCTAATTAGGGGCTGACAATGACAATACTTGATGACTGGAAAATTCTCCCGCGACTGATGATGCTGGCAGTCACTGTGCTGACCTATCAGGCGGTGCATTGGTTCATGTCGCTACCTGATCCCAGCGTTGCCCAGTCAGGGCTTGTCAGCGTCTGTATGGGGGCGCTCACAGGCTGCTTTGGCATCTGGATGGGTAAAGAGTCCAAAACCACTGTAACTCCCACCAAGATCGTGCATGAAGAGAGGTATGACAAATGAGCTTTCTCAGCGATCTAATAGCGCCAGCCACCGAGCTTGCAGGCAAGTTCATCCAAGACAAGGATCAGGCCGCACGGCTGGCGCATGAATTAAGCACGATGGCCGACAAGCACGCTCAAGAAGCCATGCTTGCGCAGATAGAAGTCAACAAGGCTGAAGCGGCCAGTAGCTCAGTGTTTAAGGGCGGCTGGCGTCCGTTTATTGGATGGGTTTGCGGCGCTGCGTTTGCATACCACTTTGTCTTGCAGCCATTCATCGTCTTCGGAGTTACCGTTGCTGGGGTCGAAATACCGGAGTTGCCTACATTCGACATGGGCAGCTTGCTGACAGTTATGATGGGGATGCTCGGCTTGGGCGGCCTCCGCAGCTACGAAAAAAAACAGGGGCTAACGAAATGAGCAAGGCAATGGCAACGCTCCAAGCTAAAATCGGGTCAACGCCTGACGGTGAGTTTGGTCCGAATACTGCGAGAGCAATCGCAAAACACTTCAGCCTATCCCCGGCGCGTGGCGCTCACTTGATGGGTCAGGCATCGCACGAAAGCGGAGGCTTCAAGCGCACCCGTGAGAGCCTGTATTACAGCACGCCAGAACGCATCCAAGCTGTCTGGCCATCTCGCTTTCCAACCGTTGAGGATGCGGAGCCGTATGCAAGAAACCCGTCTGGGCTTGCTGGCAAGGTCTACGCTGGCCGCATGGGGAACGAAAATGAAGCACAAGCCAGCCTGTACATTGGTCGAGGATTTCTTCAGTTGACAGGGCGCAATAATTATCGCTCCTTTGCGTCAGACATGGGTGTGCCAAAGGTTATGACCGACCCAGACTTGGTGGCTGACGAATATGCCTTCGAGACTGCGCTGTGGTTCTTCAGTAAGAATGGATTGTTTGCCATTGCCGACGAGGGCGTAACGGATGACGCCATCAAGCGCATCACGCGCAGGGTGAACGGCGGCTATCACGGGCTGGATGATCGAAGCAACCAGAGCAAGAAAATCCACACTTGGCTTTTAGCTTAGTCCGGTTAGCTAAGTGGCCAGGCAAGATCAGAAGGCCAGCGCGGCGGTAGGTAGGGCTGGGGAGCATTTAGCTCTTGCCTACTTGTCGCTCGCTGGCTACATCTGCACGCTGTGCCAGATCAAAGATCACGATGCGTATATACAAACGGACACACAGACGCTGACCTTACAGGTTAAAACCGCAAGCAAGACGCACAAGACCACCAACAGGTACGCATTCCACACACCCAAAAAGAACGTAGGCGTGTCAGATGTGTTTGCGTTTGTGGCAATTGATTTGGGCGCTGTGGTCTTCCGCCGGGGGGATGGGCTGACTTCTGTGACAACATACATTTCGCCAAAGGAATTTATGGATGAAGAGCAGTCGATGCAAAAAACATTCGACAGCTTCAAATAACCGCTTGTGACCGAGTGCGGCTTTGATTACAAAGTCTGAGTGGGTGGCTATCATCACAAGATAAAATCGACTTACCACGGGAATGGTGGTTGTTTAGCCTAGTGTGACGTTGCTACCAAAAAAGCGCCACCTTTTTAATCTCAACGGCCACCCACACGACTTCAAAATATAATGCCCACCAGCGCCATCAAGCCAGCGCCGCTGATGAAGCCAATGGCGCATCCAAGTGCGCCTGCAATGTGCAATTTGCGCTCCAGCTCTTCGTCAGTCATCTAAACTCTCCGATAATTTCATGTGATGCTTATTAGCGTAAGTGTGGATTCGGTGACAATTTGAACATAAAATATGACACCTTTCGATCTCAGCCTTTATGTTTTTTATTACCCCCTTTTTAACAAGCTGAGACACAGTTTTGACTTTTTGGGACGGATCAATGTGGTTAAATTCAAGTGCAACTGGATGCTCATTAAATCCACAACGACTACAACCCTTGTTCATTTTGTAATTATCCACATATGCCTTGGCCAACGCCACTCTAACCACCTCCAATTGCCTAGGGCGCGTTCTCATCACTCACCCTCCTCAAAACAGTTATTCAACGGCTGAATAGGCTGCTTGCTGAACACCCAGCGCCACTGCGGCTTGGTGTAGCCAGGAACCTTAACAAAATCGCGCACGCGGTACAGTTTTCCAGCGTCCGCCATGTTGTTGAGATAGCTTGAGGTGCGCGCAATGCTGTCATCAAGCATACCAGCCCCCTCAGAGGCCGTAATGCGCTGGTCATAACGCAACATGCGGAAAAGATGCTCACCCTGCTCTATACCGTGCTGGCGGCGTCTCTCGGCCAGCTCAACGGCGCTGGGGTGCATGGTTGACTTGCGAACCTGCATAGATGGCAATGGATCGCGATTGCCCAGCTTGTGCTGCAACTTCT